ATAATCTTGATAATAGTAATAAAGTAAATGATAATTTAAATAAGTCTATTGAACGTATTAAACGTAAGAATAGATATTTGGTAAGCGGTGGTGCTGTTTGCGCTATCGCTTTTGTTGTTTGTTTACTAGTTAAATAAAATATTATGGCTGATGGTAAATATCCTTTTCTAGAATACATTGAAGAACCTGATAAAGAGAAAAAGTATAAGAAAGCTAGTGATTGTGGATGGTATGACCCTCATAATAACTTTTTAATTGGAGATAGTGGTGGCTTTCTTTTAAATATTAGACCCGGCAAATTTGTTAATACTGAACTTTTTAATGAAGCTGCTAGAACATATCAAGCCACAGGTAAATATACTCAATTTAAAGTTGATAGTATTCCTCATAGACAATTTAGGCGTAGAGAATGTGATAGACGACGTAATGGTTTTTCTGCTCCTTGTTGGCAAAATCCAGATGGAAGTATAGAAGATGTTTGGATAACAGGTGGTCATTATAATTTTCTTAATTATACTCGTATGGAACGTACAGATGAATCATCTGTTATTGTTACTGAACATGGAGCTACTGCTAAAAAGATTTATAGTTTTCCTAGTTTTATTGATGCTCAATTTTGGACTTGGCAAATTATAGAATTTTGTAGACGTAATGGTTTACATCTTATTATTGATAAAACTCGACGTGGAGGTTTTTCTTATATTATGGCTGCTGATAGTTCTAATGAAGTTAATTTATCTAAACATAAAGTTGTTATTCATGTTGCGGCTGATAATAAATACTTAATTAAACAAGGTGGTTTAAGTGACTTTGCTGTTAATAATTTAAAGTTCTTTGAAGAAAAGACTCCATTTAAAAGAGGTATATATAGTCCTACTACTGATAGTTTTAAACTTGGTTATCGTATGAAAAATGGAGTTGAAGCTGATGATAGTTGGTCTAGTTCTCTTTTAAGTGTTAGTGCTAATAATAATCCTGACTGTGCTATTGGTAAAGATGCTGTTACAATTAAAGTTGAAGAGCTATCTACAATGCAGAATTTTGATGAGTTTATGAATGTAACCGAACCTACAATGACTGTTGGTACTCGTACTACTGGTACTCTTATGGCTTGGGGAACTGCTACTGCTGCTAATATGCAAATATTTGAACAAAACTTTTATAATCCTAGAGCATTTGGATTTATGGCTTTTGAAAATGTTTTTGATAATGATGCTCGTAATGAAGTTTGTGGATTCTTTAAATCTTATGCTTGGGGTCTTGAAGGAGAGATAGATGGAGTTAAAGGATTTGATGAAGATGGAAATAGTAATCTACGAATAGGACTTAAGCTTGCTGCACGAGAAAGAATTGAAAAGAAAAAGACTGCTAAGACTTTTGCAGAATATCTTAATTATCTTGGTCAGCGTGCTTTATTTCCTGCTGAATCTTTTAGTAGTGCTAGTGAAAATATATTTAGTAGTGAAGCTCTTAATAAGTTTGAAGATAAACTTAGAGTTGATAATAGTTATAAGTTTTATACTGATGGTGAACTATTTGAAGATGGAACTAAAAAGATTTATTTTAAATCTAATGCTCGTATAAGAATTGAAAATCCTGATATGAAAACTTATGATTATATTCAAGGAGTTCCTAGACGTGGTAATGAAGACCCTCATGGTTGTATAAGAGTTTGGTTTGCTCCAGAATATGAAGAAACATATATTGGCGATAGGTTTATAAGAAGTATTCTTCCCGGTACTTATGTTGCAGTTTATGACCCTGTTGGTATTGATAAAGATAAAAAAGAAATTACTGATAGACATTCTCATAATAGTATATTTGTTATTGAAATGCCTAGAGAACGTAATGGATTTAAACCTAAGTTATGTGCTGCATATTATGGACGTACTGAACGACTAGAAGAAGCTGATGAAAAGTTTTATCGACTATGTAAATGGTATAATTGTATTGGTACTGGACTTGTAGAAATAAATCGTGGTGAAACTGTTTCTAATTTTCGTAAATGGAAAGCTACTAAATATCTAGGCTATGAACCTTTATATGTTTGGGATTCTGCTGTTAAAGAAAAAGTTAGTACTAGTTATGGTTATAATATTGGTAGTGGTCCTAAGAAACTAGATGGTCTTCGACTTCTTAAAGAGTTCTTATATGAAGTTATTGGTAAGAATGAATTTGGAGAAGATATTTATGTTTTTGAAAGATTTCTTGATTATCAAACAATTCTTGAACTTAAAAAGTTTAATGCTGAAGGTAACTTTGACCGTATATCTAGTCTTATACTTTTGGGTATATATTGGAAGTCTATTGATATTAAAGGTAAACGAGAACTTGCTAGTCGTAAGAAAGTTACAGAAGAGAATGATAAAACAGATATTTTTAATAGACAATGGTTTACTATTATACCTCCTATTATAAGTTTTGGAATATTAATTTTTAATATGTTATAATTATGAAAGAAAATGACGTTATTTGGGTAAGTATAGAAGAAAGTGATAAATATGAACTTAGCAATTATGGTTTTGTTAGAAATAAATATACTAAAAAAAGAAAAGAGTTTTACATATATAAAGAATAATAAATATAAGGCTTATTGTATTGATGGTATTCAATATTTAGCACATAGACTTGTTGCAAAATATTTTGTTATTAATAACAATCCTGAAAAATATAATATTGTTAACCATATTGATGAAAATACATATAATAATGCTTATTGGAATTTAGAGTGGTGTACTAATAAAGAAAATCTTCTTCATAGTGATGTGTTTAATAGGATAAGTAAAAAACAATCTAAATATAAAGTTTATCAATATGATAAAGATGGTAATATAATTAAAATTTGGGATAATAAAGAACAAGTTTATAAGGCTGGCTTTACAAGTATTAAATCTGCACTTAGACAAGGTTTTAATAGATATTTTAATGGCTATTTTTGGTTTAAAGAAGATGAACCTTTTGATAAAAATAGATATGCTCCAACTAAACAAATTAGTGTTTATAATAGAAATACTAATAAGTTATTGTTTACAGGCACTATTGGAGAATGTGCTAAATTTTTAGGTGTAAAACCTTATATAATTAATAATGCTCTTCGGAAAGATAATATGGGAGTATTTAAATTTATTGTTATTAATGATAAAATTGAATAAAGATATGTATAATTTTGGTAGACTTGATTTTCCTAATCAGCATGTTAGTTATGCTGAAAAACAAGAAGTTGATTGGTATGCTAAATGTTGTGATTATGTTATAGAAGCTGGTATTGCTTGTAAAGCTGATTTTAATGTAGAAGAAAAGTTTAATATTCTTCTTGGCAATATTCCTAGAGAATATTATAGAAAAACTCTTAATCCTTATAATGAGAAGGATGAGAATCTAACTCGTTTTCCAGCTACTATGCGTAATTATGATATGATGAAAGGTATTATTAGAAGATATATTGGTGAATATATTAAAAATCCACATGACTTTATTGTTGGAGCTAATAATCCAGAAGTTGTATTTGCTAGAGATGCTGAACTTGGTAAACAAATTATGATGCTTGCAGAACAAGCTGTTGCTAAGAAGATACAAGAAAGTTATATGCAGTTTGTTAATGAAGGTAATAATCCTGAACAATTTAATCCTGAACAAGCTGTTGATATTGAAGCTTTTATTAAAGAATTTAATGAAAATTTTATTGATGATATTAGTGCTCAAGGTCAAGATTTAATTAATGTTATTGATGATTTAACTGATGCTTTTACTATATATGCTAGAGCTTATTTTGAATTTGTTGCTTTTGGAGCTTGTTATACATATAGAGATGTTGTAGGTAATCAATTAATTAAACGTGTTGTTAGTGTTAGAGATGCTTTTCCTGTTCCTAACGATAATATGTTTGCAGAAGATTATGATATGTTTGCTGAACGTCGTATGTTGACTAAACAACAAATTATAGATGAATTTTATGAATATCTTTCTGAAAAAGAACGTGAAGCTCTTGATACATATTATCAATATAGTGCTACTACTTCTAGCGATAAAGCACTTTTAAATTGGGATAAATATATGTATTATTTTGGTGATATATGTAGTAAATTTAATAAAGATGATTTGCAACATATTAAGAACACTAATATAATGGCTCGTGATGCTAATAATGGTTTATTTGAAGTTTGGCATACTGTTTGGAGAGGTGAAATAAAAGAAGGTATTCTTACATATAGTAATGGAGCATTTGTTACAACAAGAATTGTTGATGAAACTTATCAGCTTAACCCTGCTGGTGGTGATATTAGTATTGAATGGGTGTGGCGTCCACAAGTTTATGAGAGCGTTAGAATTGGTTCTCGTGCTACAAGTATATATCCTTATAAGGCTCGTCCTATTGCTTACAATAGGAATGGTAAACTTCCTTATAATGGTATTGCAGAACTTCTTCCAGGTTTTGGAAGATTTAGTATTGTAGATACAGTTATTCCTTATCAAGTATTTCGTAATATAGTTTCTTATCATAGAGAAATGGCTATTGCTAAAAATAAGATGAATGTTCTTATGATTGCTAAATCTCTTCTTGGTAAAAAACCTGCTGAAACTATATATCGTATGGCTGCTGATGGAGTGCTTTATATTGATGATGAAGATGATGCTAATCTTGTTAAAGCACAAAATGTTCGTTATCTTGAAAGTCGTATGAATAATTATATTACGGAACTTGGGCAACTTATTCAAGAGATTGAACAGACTGCTAAAATGGAATGTGATATGACTCCACAACGTTATGGTGAGATTGCTAATAGTGCTGGTAAAGGAGTTACTGATGAAGCAGTTATTCGTGGAAGTATGGGTTCTGTTATTATTGAATTTATATTTGATAAAATGAGAGAACGAGATTATCAAGCTGAAATGGATTATACTAAACTTGCTTGGATTGATGGTCTTAATACTTCTTATAAAACTAAAGATGGTGATATTAGATATTTAAGTCTTGATGTTAATAGTCATATATTTGCTAATTATATTGTTACTTGTAAAACTTCTGTTAAAGAACGTGAGAAACTTGAACAATATAAACAACTTGCATTTAGTGCTGCTCAGAATGGTAATATGGATATGGCTAATGCTGCTATACGTGGAGATAATGTTGCTCAAATTAGTAAACTTATTGATAAGTATCAAAATATTCAACGTGAGCATGAACTTGATGTTGAACGTGTTTCTCAACAAACAGAACAACTTCGTCAAGAATTTGAACTTGCTAAGATTGATAGAAAAGCAGAACAAGATAGAGAAACTATTAGAGTTGAAAAATATCTTGATGGTCAGATTGAAGCTATGAAAGCAAATGCTAATATTATGAGTTTTGATAATGGTCTTAGTGATGCTGAAAAGAGTCAAGCTGAAGAACGTATGGAAAATGCTAGACTTAATCTTGAACGTAGTAAACTTAGTTTAGATGCTCAAAAGACTTCTGTTGAAGCACAACTTAAAGAAAAAGAATTAGCTGTTAAACTTAAAGAAAGTGATGATAAAGTCAAGATTGCAAAAACGAATAAAAATCGTTATGATAGTAAAAGTAAATAATCGGCTGTACTTTTAAATTTTGTTCATAATAGGGCTGGACTTGCTTGTAAAAGTAGGTTCAGCCCATTTTCATTTTTCTTTACACCACATGAGCCATTTTAAGCTCATTTTAAGCACTTTATTCATTTCGTGATAGATTAATCATTATGATAAAATTTGATTCATACACGGCTTCTCTGAAAGCGACAGGTTAGGTTATCAGTAATAAATATCCTAGTTAGCAATAGTATCTTAGTCGGCAAATCGGCTTAAAGGTGAACATATTTTAACGATACAAGTAAAACTCATATTATTATTATAGTTTATATTTGTGATATAGTAATTAATTAAAAACAAAGAGTTATGCCTAATTTTGATAGTTTTGGTTTTAATGGTGAAACATCTAATGGTGATGGAAAACCTACTGACGACATTACAGACCTTGATACAGGTAAAACAGGGCAGTTAGATGCTGATGGTAATCCTATTGATGATATTACTAATAATGGTAATGGAGATGGGAATAGCGATTCTAATGCTAATAAAGATAACCAATCTTCATCCTCCACGGGGGGTAAGCCTAATGACAAAGCGAATGACGCTGATGTTGAACATGGTTTAGAAGAAGGTACTATTATCGAAGATGGAGATAATAAATATACTGTTGATAAAGACGGTAATCTTATTGACGATAAAGGTAATATCTTTAAAGCTAAAAATGAAGTTGCTGCTTATCTTAAAGAATTTGAAGTAGAAGATACTAAAGAAGAAAATACTATCGATGTTAAATCAATTCAAGAACTTGTAGGTGTTTCTGTTACTTCAGAAGATGGTAAACCAGTTGCTTTTGATAATACTCCTCAAGGAGTTGCAAGTTATATTCAATCCGTTATTGATTTAAAACGTGACGAATTTGCTCAAGCTGGTGTTAATAAGTTATTTGAAGATTATCCTATTGTTGGTGATTTTCTTAATTATTATGTTGCAAATGGTAATTCATTTGAAGGCTTTGGTGAACTTCGAGATAGAAGCGGTATTGAAGTAGATGAAAATAATGTAAGTCAACAAGAAGCTATTGTTCGTGAGGCGTTTAAGGAATTTAATCGTCGTGGTAATGTTGATAAGTATATTCAATATCTTAAAGATAGTAATGAACTTTTCAATGTTGCTAAAGAAGAACTTGAAGCTCTTCAGAAAGCTGATAACGAAATGCGTGAAGCTAATGCTAAAGAAGCTATGCGAGTTAAAGCAGAAGAAGAGAAACAACTTGTGGAATTTTGGAATGGAGTTAAAGAATGTATTGATAAGCGACAGATTGCTGGTTATCGTATTCCCGAAACTGTTATTATTGAACGTAATGGTAAACAGATTTCTACTACTCCTGAAGATTTCTTCAATTATGTTTATCAAGTTGATGATAAAGGACTTTCTCGTTATGAAAATGATTTAATGAAGTTATCTCCTGCTGAAAGACGCGATGAAGAACTGCTTAAGGCTTGGCTTAAATATACAGGTAAAGGTTATGATAGTTTGATAGAAATGGCTGTTTCTGATAAAGAAGCTAAAAAGTTGAAACTTACTGCTAGTCAACGTAAATCTACAAAAGGAGCTATTAAAATAACTAAACCTGACAGTAAAAAAGATGCTCTGAAAGATGAGCGTTTTGGTTATTAACATAATAGTAAATTTGTAGATGAAAACATTACGTGTTATTGGACAAACTCGTTATGAAGATAGAGGTTATTCTAATGAAGAATCAATTGCTTATCTTCAGCTTCAAAAGCCAGAAGAAATTAATAGTTTTCTGACTTATAATTATGGTATGGATGATGACCGTTTTCCTTTAAGTTTTATTACTGAAGGTCAAGGTAGTCGTGGTATTAAAAATGTTGCTACTGTACAATGGACTTGGAAAACTATGGGTCGTATGAAGTTTACAGACTTTGTAACTTACTTTAATACTGCTGTTACTAAACCGGGTCAAAATGGTAGTGAATTTGAAGTTCACTTCTCTACTCATTGGTTTATTGAACAACATGGTCTTACTGCTCCCGATGGTGTTACTCAAGTTCGTATTCAGAAAGACTTAGGTGAATCTGCTTATGGTTATGCTTATCTTTTGAAACTTACTTCTCCTAATCCTGATGCTTATGTTGACCCTCAATGGTTGGCTAAAGGTATGTATTGGGCAATGAGTGCTCCTACTGTTTCTGAATCTTATTCTAAAGGTAACAGAAGCAATACTATGGGGCCTGCTGGAATGACTTCTCAACTTGAGTTTTATCGTTATTCTAAAGAAATAGCTGGTAATCTTGCTAATGTTGTTACTCAATATCAATTCCAAAATGATAATGGTGGTACTTCTAATCTTTGGATTAACGAAGAGATGCGACAGTTCAACTTGCACATGAGAGTAATGAACGAAGAACGTTTGTGGAAGGCTGAATATAACCGTTTACCTGATGGTACTATTCCTTTGAAAGACCATGATAATGGTAAACCTATTCCTCGTACTGCTGGTATGTTAGAAATTTGTCGTGAATCTAACTATGATACTTATGGTGAAATTCTGACTATTAACAAACTTGAACGTACAATCGGTGATGTTCTTGACCGTGATACTCAAGATGGCGATAAGAATGTAGCTCTTATGGGTGGTAAAGGATTTATTCGTGACTTTGAAATGGCTATCAGAACTGATGCTAAAGAAAACGGATTTATTACACCTCTTGGTGAAAAGATGATTCAAGATAATGGTGATGGTCTTTCTTATGGACGTTACTTTAATAAGTATAAAACTCCAGATGGATATACTATTACTGTTATTCATAATGCTTATTTTGATAAAGGTACTGATGCTGAAGCTGCTAAGCAAAATGGTATGATTCATCCTACTACCGGTTTGCCTATTACTTCTCATCAAGCTGCTTTGATTGATATGAGTAATTATAAAGGTAATCAGAATGTTCGTATAGTACGTCAAAAAGGACAGGCTTATAAAGCTAAAGTTATTGAAGGTATGACTGATATTCCTGCTTGCTGGGGATTGCCTAATACTAATCATGCAGCTACTGAAATTGATATGGCTCGTTATGAAGTTAAAGGCTCTATTGGTTTGCAGGTAGATAACACTACTAAGATGTTCTTATTAAAATGTGTATTATAATCATTTAAAAGAAGCTATTTAAGATATGGATTTTAACAAAGTAAATGAAGCTAATAAAGCAGGAGAAAATACTCCTGCTGCTTCTAATATAAATACAGATAAACAGGTTATACCCCCCGTAGAGGATGGAGTAGATAAACAGCCTGCTAATACAGTAGGATTTAGAGATGAAAGTCTTGATGAACCTTATACTGAAAAACGAACCATTACTATTAATTTAGTTACTAATTATTCATTATATCGTAGAGTTAATGATAAAATATTACCTAAACGAATGGATAAGATTGGTAGTTGTGTTCGTAGTTCTCGTACTCTTTCTTCTAATAAAGGTGAGATTGAATCTTATTTTCCTGCTTTAATTGGTCTTGCTCCTAATAATGAAAACTTTATTTCACGGGTTAAGGCTTATCTTAATAATATTAGTGTTTCAGTTGATGAACTAGGTAAGACTTTTGATATTTCTTTCTTTTGGAATCGTAAACGAGATTATCTTCGTTTTAGAGCCGAAGAAGAAGCTATTGAAACTGCTTATATGAATAGTGACCGTAAAGGAGTTAAAGAACTTAGAGAAGCTCTTGAAGCTAAGATTACTAAGTTAAATCTTCTTGAAAGTGAAAAGTATAAATATGGTTATCCTATTGTTCTTGATGATTATCTAATTTATCGTCATTGTTTATTATATAAAGATGTAGCTAAAGATATTGCTCTTATTAATTCTGACCCATCTATTAGATTTTATTTTAAAGATGACCAAAGAGAAGCTGAGCGTCTTGCTAAACATCGTCAGGAAATTAATTCGGCTAAAGGCAATTATGTTAAACTTCTCACGAATAGTGATTTGTTTGATGCTGTATTTATTCAATACTGTGTTGCCAATAATATTAATATTCCTAACGGTATGGCTATGGATACTGTTGATAAACAAACTCATCTTGATAAATTTAGTACAAATGAACCTGCTAAGTTTAATAAACTTTGCAATGATAAAGATATTACTATTAAATCTTTAATTGAGGTTCTTATTTCTCGTGGAGAATTTATCAGAGCAATTCATAATCAAAATATTACTACTCCTGATGGTGAGTTCATTGGTGCTAATGTTAAGGAAGCTGTTACATGGTTTAAGAATCCTACCAATAGTGCTCTTGTTAGTGCTTATAAAAATAAACTTAAAAACATTTGATTATGAACATTGGGGAGATGCACGTGACGTTCAGAGAACTGGCACAACAGATGGGTATGCAGACCGTTCGTGCTATTCTCATGGAAGATATAGATATTTGTCTTAATGCTGCTATAATTGAAAAAGCTAGAAATGTAATAGTAGAAAACGTCGGACCTGTTCCTTATAATGATAAGGTTGCTCGACAAAATGCTTCTATTAGTCCTGTTAATGCTCTTAGAACTTTATACACAGCGGGTACTGTTAACGGCGGAGATATTACAGGTGGTGGAACAGAAGTTGACCCTTATAAAATTAACATTGATAGCGACGGAATAATGCTATATACAGGCTTTCAAGTTAGTTATAATGGCAAGACAATTTATGATTGTAGAATTATTGAAGCTGAAGATTTAGGTCAAACGCTAAGAGATTTCTGTAATCGTGCTGCGAAAGATGCTCCGATAGTTACTATATTTGGAGATGAATCTGGTATTAATGTTGATATATATACTGGACGTAATAATACAGTTAAACCTCAATTAGTTAAATATCTTTATATCAAAGAACCTGCTAAAGTTAAGTTTGATGAAGATAGAGAAGAAGATTGGGTTAATTGTGATTTACCTCCTTATTTACATATGGAAATAGTTATGCGTGCAGTACAGATTTATCTTGCTAGTATTGGTGTTACTTCTAATGGAGCTGATAAACAAAGTTAAACTCTAAATTAAATTAAAAATGAGACAGTTTTTGTTAGCGGGCAATGTCGCTTATGGAGCGAGCTTACCTCTTGCTGCTGGAGCGGTTGCTTTTACTTATCTTGCTAATGGCAAAGAAACGATTGACGCTGACGGTACTAAGATTACCGATAAGTTTTACATTAATCTTGGTCGTGAAGCAAATGGTCCAGTAGTTCTTCCAGCTTATAAGAAACATCTTACTTTTGTTAAAGGTGTTTATCAAGCTGCTACTACTTTCTCTGCTAATCTTACTATTGGAGATGTAAATGCTTATTCTGATTATTCTATTATGATTGTGAAAAAAGGATTAAAGTTCAATGAACGTAATCGTTGGACTGCTACCATTCATACTGGTCTTAATCCTACTGCTAATGATGTAGCAAAGAAATTAGCTAACCAAATTAATAATAATACTATTGGACATGGTATTAAAGCAACTGTTGCTGATGCTAAAATTACTTTAACTGCTGAGTCTAAAGGTATTGATTATGAAATTCTTGGAGCTGATGAATTAGTTGGTATTAGTGTTACAGTTACAGCTACTGGTTTTCCTGCATATGGAGATGCAGCTTATATTACTGATTTGGCTAATAAAGCTGCTGCCGATGCTGGTATCGAATATACTTATCGAGATACTTATACTGAACTGTATCCTACATATCCGCTTAATCCTTTGAAACAACCTGATAGTGCAGATGCTGGATATACTATCTTTACTCTTCGTTTTGCTGTTCCACGTGAAATGAAAACTAGAGATGAAGTTGTTCATCAGATTGTACAAATAGCATTCCCAACTGGAGCTGCTGCTATTGCAACTGTTGAAACTATCCTTAAAGCTATTGCTACTGAAGAAAAAGCATAACCTATTACCCGACTCGATTAGGTAAATATTAGGTAATATTAATCGAATAGGGGCTATTGGTATTAGCATTAGTGTTGATACTGATAGTCCCTATTCTTGTATCTATAAAAATGGAATTAATTCAAAATGCCTTTGAACAAGGTCTTATTCCCGGTATTGTTATTGTTATTTATCTTATAATTAATAAGATAATTGATAATAACAAAAGAAATCCTTTAGATGATATTGCCAAACTTCTTAACATAGTTACTAGAGATATTATTGAAAAAGATAGAGAAAAATCTAAAGCTGTTATTTCTATTACTATGGTTAATGCAGCTTCGGAATGTGCAAAGTTTGTTGCTTCAACTATTATTACTAATAATGTTGATAATAATCGTGACCAAATAGAATATAACGCTAGACATTTAGTTAATAGTGTTTATTATGATGCTTATTCTAAACTTAATATGTATCGTGGTGATGAAGATTATCTTAGTCATTATATGAAAGAAGAATGGAAAGAAGATATTTATGGTGATATTATAAATATTATCTATAATAAAAATCTTGATTCTAATCAACGTATTCTTGCGTTTAATAAACGTATTGATATTAGAGTTAATGATTATACTGCTTATATTATTAATAAGGCATTTAAATAAGATGGTATTATGATAAGAGGTTATATTAATAATCCAAAACAGCTATCGAAAGAGATGCAATTACGTATTGCAAGCATGGCTGAAAAACAGGTGAGAATAGCAGAATTTGGCTTCCCATTGAACGAAAAAAATTGGTGCAAACTAACACAAGGGCAAATTTTAATTCAAGCACTAGAAGCCTTAGAATTGCTTTCTGATGAGCAACAAAAATCAATTATTAATTCATACAATAACTTGATGTTAGAATGAGTGAACAAATAGATGATAATTATGTTAATGGTGTCTATGTAAAAGCTGATGGAACTGAACAAGTTGAGATTGAACCTCAATATGTTTATATGACTGTTCCTAGCAAATATGTTTGTGTTTATCATAAACTATTAGTTCTTATGGCACAATATGGACTTGATATGCTTAATGATTGTTCTGCTACTTGTAAAGGTAATAATAAAAATATTGTTACTTGTTGGAATATGTTTCAATCTGCTATGGCGGCATATCAACTTGGTCAAGATAAACTTGCTGAAACTCTTCTTAAATATATTAAAGGTCAACTTAATATTATTTATGAAGGTAGTGAACAAGTTCAGTATAGTGGTTCTATTACGCTTCCTGTTGATGAAGAAGGTAAAATTCATGCAATAGTTAGTTGTGGAGATGCTCCTAAATTTTATGTTGACCCTGAAACTGGTAAACTTTGGGAGAAGAAAGAAGAAGGTAAAGAATATAATGAAACTTATAGTCTTAGTGATGTTGATTATGATAATGAATAATGTGAATGTGTTCCATCCTCTACGGGGGGTCTACACTATGAATTTAGTAAACCTAGAGAACGTATGAAAACAATAGAAGAAGAACTTGGTAAAGTTAGTCTTACTTGTAATGGTCAATGGAATGATAGACCTTATGAAAGACTATGTATAGTTCATGACGGTTTCTATGCTAGCTATATATCTCGTAAAGCTGTTCCTGCTGGTATTCCTTTATCTAATGAAGAGTATTGGCAGCCTATTGCTAAACTTCGAGAAGATTTAGTTATTGATTATGAAACTTTCAAGAAAGAAATACTAGAACTTATTGCTGTTGTTCAAAGAGGTCTTAAAGCTGCTAGAATTGTAGTATCTACAATGGAAGATAGAGATGCTCTTACTTGGGAACAGATTGGAGTAGGTTGTGAAGTTTATGTTATTGAAACTAAAAAGAGTTATATTCTTGATGAAATAACTCCTGTTACTAATGCAAAGAAATGGCATCTTGAAGCTGATTCTGAAATTGGTTCTAAATTTGTAGAATCGTTTAGTGGTATGTTTCCAAGAGCGATTGCTGAACGTGCAGTTGCTGATGAATTTGGTATTAATATTCAAGATAATTATCTTCGTCGTAATGTTGTAGTTAATTATATGGCACAAGTACTTAAACAGTATTTTGAAGATAATGCTGTTCAAATACTTGAAGGTCAGATTACTCCTGAAATGCTTAGTGAATCTGTTAAACAAATGTTTACTGCTTCACAGATTACTAATGCAGCTGATGAAGAAGATTTAACAGTTGTTGATAATCTTCTTAAATTTGCAGATAAAGACTATAATGTTAATGATTATAGTGGAAAGGCTCGTAAATATCTTCGTAAGAATATGATTAGTGGTGTTAATACTCTTACTCAAGATATGATTAACGAGCCTAATACTATTTATATACTTCAATATGATTATTGTTTAGCTGGACAAACTATTGAACTTCCAGATAATAGTATTATTCTTTGGAGAGGTGGTAGAATGTATGATGGTGCAGTTAAATTAAATCAATGTAGACTTCTTAGTAATTATCGTCAAGAAGATATGTTTGATAAAGAATCTATATCTCTTGATGGAAATTGGGCTGTTGGTCAAATACTTTATCATCCTCTTGATTTAGGTGAAGATAATAAACAAGTTGAAATTGTTGGTTGGGGTGGAGCTTATACTAATGATTTTTATTGGTTTTGGGATGGTGAAAAATGGGTAAGTATGGGTTTTGATTTATCTGTATATCTTACTCGTGCTGAATTTGAAGCTTTCTTAGAGAAGTTAAGAGAAGAGATGGAAAAGTTTTATGCTTGGCTTCTTGCAGAACTTAAAAAGATTAATGACCATCTTGAAATTCATGACCAACAAATATCTGAATTACAACAAGATATAACTGATATTAACACTAGAATTAATAATCTTATTACTGAATATAATGCTAAATTTGAAGATATTTATAATAAGATTGGAGATTTAAATAGTAGTATAGAAGGTAGTATTAATAATCTTGAGCAATATATTAATAATAAGATTGAAGAAATTCTTAATAAAATAAACCAAAGTGGTAGTAATATCAGTAATGAGTATAAACAATATTTTGAAAGTAATTATGTATCAATGTTTAAAAATAAGATTAGACCGGGTACTAATATTACTTTTGTTGAAAATGATGATGGTACTATTACTATTAATGCTGCCGGTGGAGGTTCTGGCGGAGGTGGATTAACCGAAGAAGAAGTACGTAATATTATTAATTCTATACTTAATAATTATTATACTAAGCAAGAAATTAATGATATTATTGCTGGTCTTGAAGGAGGTGGTGGCTCTGGTGGAGATGGCACTCATAATGTCATGTCTGTTACTCAACTTGGTGAAGCTAGAACTGGTAAATATCTTGTTATGAATAAATTTGCAGATAGTGAAACTAAACCTAGTAGACTTGATGTAGATTTTAATTCTCTCTATACTGATATTAAAAATAAATTAGTTAGAGAAGGATTTGGACAAGGTGGTGGAAGTGGACAAGGTGGTGGAGTTGCTGCTAGTCAAATTCAAGCTTGGATTGCTGCCGTTGTTCCTATTGGTTCTATTATGCTTTGGGATACTTCAACTCCTCCTAATGGTTGGGAAGTTTATACTGCTGCACAAGGACGTTTTGTTATGGGTTATATACCTAACGGTATTAATATTTATAATAATCCTAAACAAGGAAATCTTGATTGGAAAACAGTTCTTGAAAATGTTAAAGATACATATGACCCTGATGCTCCTGGTCGTAATATAAGTGCATATGGATTTTATATTGGTGGTACTGATTTACCTCTTCATCAACATGCTGTTGCTGTTGGTAAAACTAAATCCGGTGATAATAACCATCAAGTTATAGCACCTAGTAACTGGAGATTTATATCAGGTGATTTAGATGGTGATGTTAAAAATGGTTATCCTTATGGTACTGATAGAAATAGATTTGATAATCTTGGCATTAATCGTTCTACTAATTGGTATATGACTGGACCTAATATTAGTAATAATGGTGAAATGACTTGGAGTCAAATAAGTGGTAATAGATGGACAGGTAATTATCTTGCTATTAATAAACTTATGCCTACTATTGCTTTACATTATATTAAACGTGTTTCTAATCCGTGGTAATTATGGCTGAAGAAGAAAATGTTTTTGTTGGTACTAATTGTCAATCTTTTGACCCTAGTAAAGTTCAATGTGATAAAGAGGGCAATATGCCAATTCATATACTAGATAAGTATTGTGAAGAAAATGATACTAGATATAATATATATCCTTTAACTGTTATACAAGCTGTATTTGATGGTTTAACTGGTACTAGACTTGATAGAATACTTGCTGCTTGTAATAGTGTTTATTTAACTTGGGAAGGTACTTTTGCTAATACTGTTAATAAACTTGATAAAATTTATCGTCGTAAAGGATATATTATTACTTATCGTGATGCAACTAATATTAATTGGACACAACGATATAATAGTGATGATATTAGTGATGTTGCTTGGACTAATCCTGCTAATTGGGAAGGATGGTCTTTTGATACTGTTATTAAAGATTTAGCAGAAGCACTTGAAAAGATATTTACTAATATAGGTGATTATAAAGACTTTCTTGATATTATTACTAGTTTTATTAATGATTTTGTTATTAATGTGTTTAATAATATTAATAATTATCCTAAACTAGTTGAAATTATTAAGAATAGTACAGTTGAAAGTTTGCCTATTATT